CCTTCTCCATGCGTCGCTTGACGGAGATCAAGCAAAACGATCAACTCGGCCTTGACCTGGGAGCGTGAAATGAGCGCATTGACTGTTCAAGAAGGCGGCAATCACTACAAAGACATGCCGATCCAGCCAGTCGAATTCATCCATGCCAATGGGATCGGCTACTTCGAAGGCTGTGCTATCAAGTATCTTGCCCGCTGGCGGAAGAAGGGCGGGATGGAGGACCTTCGCAAGGCCCGCCACTTCATCGACCTGTTGATCGAGCTTGAGAGTAAAAAAGCCGACAACCATTGCAAAGGAAAGTAGCCATGCAGAGCTCTGTTATAGACAGGATTCTGGCGAGGTCCATCAGACAGGTGAATGGCTGCTTACTTTGGCAAGGTGGGGCAGACAGTAAAGGTTATGGAATGCTGGCTGTTAATGGTAAACCAAAGTACATCCATAGACTTGTTTATGAGCATACATATGGCTGCCTAAAAGCTGGGGAAGTGGTTAGGCATACCTGTGACACCCCAAGATGCTGCGAACCATCACATCTACTGAAAGGGTCTAAAGGAGATAATATTCGAGATGCCTTTGAACGCGGACAACTTAAAACGCGGCGCCTTCCTCTCGAAGCCGTAAAAGCGCTTCGAGAGGGTAAATTATCCTGTCATGAAGCAGCGCAATGTTATGGTATAACAGCTAAATATGCCTACAACGTTAAAAGGGGATTTAAACGTGCAGATTAGACCTACAGGACCATGTCCAGCGAAAGTGATGATCGTTGGTGAAGCCCCTGGGGAACGGGAGGTCGCCGAAGGCCAGCCCTTCGTCGGCTTCTCCGGACAGGAAATGTCCAAGATGCTTCAGGAAGCGGGTATCATGCGTTCCGAGTGCTTTGTCACAAACGTCGTTCGCATCCGCCCGCCTGGCAATGACATTAACGCTTTCATCGCGCAGAAAAAATCCGACATTTCGTCTCAGCACATCATGCTGCGGGATAAGTTCGTTCTCCCGGCAGTCCGTGACGGCTTCGAACTCCTCAAGCGGGAAATTGAGATGTGCCAGCCGAACGTCATCATCGCCTTCGGCAATGTGGCACTGTGGGCATTGACAGGTTCGTGGGGGATTACGTCTTGGCGCGGGAGTGTGATGGAATGTGATCTTGAGCTGGCGCTTGGCTATAAGCCGAAGGTCGTCCCAACCTACCATCCGGCCTCCATTCTCCGCCAGTGGTCCTGGCGCCAGATCGCTATCCACGACCTGCGTCGTGCAGCCAGTCAATCGAAGTTTCGGGAAGTAATCCGCCCACAGTATAATTTTTTTGTCAGACCTTCTTTCGATCAGGTGATGGGAGTCCTTCATGAAATCTACAAAACACTTGAAACTGAGCGAGCAGGAGAGTCGAATCGTCCGGGGATTACTCAACCGTAATACGCGGGAATTACCGAACGGATGCTTAGAATGGACTGCCGGTAGAGGTAGTCATGGGTATGGATCACTTTGGACTGGCGAGCGTAATGCTACGGCACCAAGGGCTGCATGGTGCGCCTTTCGTGGCGAAATTTCGGCTGGCCTGTTTGTGTTACATAAATGCAATAACAAGCTTTGCGTAAACACAGACCATCTCTACCTCGGCACACACCAGCAAAACATCGACGATTATATGAAAGTTTGGAGGCTCGAAAATGAAATTAGCTGTTGATATCGAAACCCGTGCGGGTCATATTGCTTGCGTGGGTATAGCCTGGAACGAGCGTGATGCTTTGTGTATCCCGCTTATGGCCGTTGAAAAGCCTGATGGTTATTGGTCTGAGCAGGAAGAAGCTCAAATTGCCTTTGCCCTTTACCAAATCTTAACACATCCAAACGCCGAAGTTATTGGCCAGAACTTCTCCTACGACGCACAGTACTTCTACCGCCACCTCCACTTCATCCCCCGCCTCAAGCGTGACACGATGCTCACCCAGCATACGTTGTTCTCGAACTTGCAAAAGGGTTTGGACTTCCTGTCCTCGATGTATTGCGAGCACCACCTATACTGGAAAGACGAAGGCAAGGAGTGGGACGCGAAAACCGGCGAAGACCAGCTCTGGACCTATAACTGCAAAGACGCTGTAATCACCTTCGAAGTTGACACCGCCCAGCAAGCCGCCGTCGACCAGATGCGCCTACGCGAGGTCCACGACTTCCAGCAACGCCTGTTCTGGCCAGTCCTCGACTCCATGAACCGTGGCCTTCGTGTGGACACTTCCCGCCGAGGGGATTTCGCTTTCACCCTCCAGGAAGAAATCGCTACCCGCGAACAGTGGTTGATCGACACCCTCGGGGAGCCACTCAATATCAAATCCCCGCTCCAGATGAAGCGAATGTTCTACGAGACGCTCGGACAAAAGCCAGTGCTGTCCCGCAAAACTGGCGGCGTCACCTGCGATGACGAGGCTCTCCGCAAGATCGCCGAACGCGAGCCACTTCTCCTTCCTGTCACCAAAAAGATCGCGGAACTCCGAAGCCTCGGCGTGTTCCTCTCAACCTTTATCAACGCTCCACTCGACACTGACGGGCGCATGCGCTGCAGCTTCAATATCGCAGGGACGGAAACTTACCGTTTCTCCTCTTCCAAAAACGCCTTCGGCTCCGGCCTCAACCTACAGAATATCCCCAAGGGAGGTGGCGACGACGAACTCGAACTGCCCAACGTTCGAAGTCTGTTTATCCCCGATCCCGGAATGACCTTTTTCGACATTGACTTGTCCTCCGCTGACCTCCGCATCGTGGTGTGGGAGTCGGACGAGCCTGAGTTCAAAGCCATGCTCAAGGAAGGCCTGGACCCCTACACCGAAATCGCCAAAGAGTTTTACCATGACCCAACCATCACCAAGAAAGACCCACGACGCCAGACCTTCAAGTCCTTCGCACATGGCACTAATTACCTCGGCACTGCTAAGGGTCTCGCAGAACGCCTGGGGCTTGGAGTTCACGAAGCCGAACAGACTCAAAAGTGGTACTTCGGGCGATTCCCAAAAATCAAAAAGTGGCAGGACGATCTGAAAGACCAAGTCTACAAGCGTCGCATGGTCCAGAACGTCTTCGGCTATCGCTGTTACTTTTTCGACCGGATCGAAGGTACGATTTTCAATCAGGCGGCTGCCTGGATTCCACAATCCACTGTGGCCTGTCTTATCAACCGTGCCTATGTCAAAATCTACGAAGAACTGCCGGAGGTTCAGATTCTGCTTCAGGTTCACGACTCCCTGGCCGGTCAATTCCCAACGCACCTTGGCGACTGGATAACCAACCAGATTGTGTCGAAGGCGGAGATCGAGTTGCCCTACCCCGGCGACCCGCTGGTGATTCCAGTCGGGGTTAAAACATCAACAGCATCATGGGGGGACTGCGACTAATGCGACACCATGCAGATTGGCTCACTGCTTTTATGGACTATGCTTCATACGGGGAGGCTCCTCGACACCTTTATTTCTGGACCGGAGTCTCGGCAATTGCTGGTGCTCTGCGTCGGAAGGTTTGGATTGACCAAGCGTATTTCAAATGGTATCCGAACTTCTACATTGTCCTTGTGGCTCCGCCGGGGATTGTATCCAAGTCAACAACCGCCGGGGTGGGTATGAGCCTGCTCCGAAAAGTCCCCGGCATCAAGTTCGGTCCAGATGTTGTTACATGGCCGGCGCTTGTCTCCGCCTTTGCCGAAGCCACAGAAGGTTTCGAGTACCAGGAAGCCATCCACTCGATGAGTGCGCTGACGCTGGAGTCCTCCGAGTTCGGAAACCTGCTAAACCCGCAGGACAAAGACATGGTGGACTTGCTCGTCGCGCTGTGGGATGGCAAGTCCGGTAAGTTTGAGAAGAAGACCAAGCACAGCGGCAACGACAGCATCGAGAATCCGTGGATTAACCTTATCGCCTGCACGACCCCTTCGTGGATTGCAGGTAACTTCCCGGAATACATGATCGGCGGGGGCTTTACCTCTCGGTGCATCTTCGTCTATGCTGACCAGAAAGCGAAGTATGTCGCCTATCCCGGACTCCGCGTTCCTGGCAACCTCGACGCAATGGCAGAAAAACTCGTCGAGGACTTGTCCCACATCGGAACGCTGACAGGGGAGTATAAGCTCTCCTCCGACGCTGTTGCCTGGGGCGAAGCCTGGTACCATCGCCACTATACCGTCAGGTCCGCCACGCTCGACGACGACCGCTTCGGCGGTTACATTGCGCGGAAGCAGACTCACATCCACAAGCTTGCAATGGTGCTCGCAGCCTCCTCCAGCGACCAGATGGTCATCACTGCCGAGCACTTGATCATCGCCGACCAGATGGTGACGGACCTCGAACCTGACATGTCTTTCGTGTTTTCCAAGATCGGCAAGTCCGAGACTGCCCTCTACGCGGAGCGTTTGGTCTGGTTTGTTCACAGCAAAACCGCCGTGCCGTATCACGAAGCTTACCGCTACGTCCATTCCTACTTCCCTTCCATGCGGGATTTCGAGGATGTGCTGGCAGGTTGTATCCGTGCGGGGTATGTCAAGCTAGAGCAGTCCGGCAGCGTGGTTATGCTCCGGGCAGCAGAGGCTTTGCCGACAGCATCGAACAACGCTGGCCGGTCGTCCGTGGCCGCGGCATGAGGCCGAAAAAATGCCCGGCAATGCGGTTCTCGGGCCGCAGCCGGGCGCTCACTTCCCGCCCATACCCCAATGCCTACCGGGTAAGTCGATGCGCGGTAGCCGTTTAGCTTTGCCGCTCAAAATGGGGGCAGTCGACAAACCGACTCTTCCCCGAGTCAACCAGCCCGCGCCAGTTCCCGCCCCAGCGATTCTTCGCATTCCGCGCTTCCCACCAGTCGCCCAGCGGCTTCAGCTCTTCACGCGTTTGGCAGAGCTTCCCGTCCTTGAAGAAGTTAAGGTCAATCGCCAGCCGCTTCAAGTGCTGCGAGTTCATAGTCTTCGACCGCCCAGTCTTGATGTACAGTTGCTGCATTTCAATTGGCCGCGTCAGTTCCCCACCTGTCACGACAAACCCTTGCTCGGTAGCGTAAGCCACCAACGCGCAGGCGTCGAGCAGGAAGGTCGCTTGTTCCTGAACCATGCTCATTTGCCACCCCCGCTCAGACGTTCGATTGTGGAATCCTTCGTCCGACTGCTTCGTGTTGTGCCGAACTCGAAGTTGTAAATGTTGTCCAGATACCCAAGAAACCGTCCGAGCACTAAGGTGAAAATCCCCTTCACATACTCGTTGATCCCTTGGTCTTTCCAGACAATCCAGACCAGCATGGTGATCATGCCAACAGCCAGCACGAACATGAAGTCTGCACGATAGTTGCGGGTTCCGGTCAGGAGAAACGTTTCATCCCGCGTCCGGGCAGAGCCCTTGTCATCGACCTCGGCTTGGAAATACTGAAAGTCGAGCTTGTTGTTTTCCAGTTGCAACCGCTGGAGTTCCTCTTCATGCTCCAGTTCAAACTGCCGCAACTTCGCCAGTTCTTCCGGTGGCATGTCCGGCGCCAGTTTCACCCCCGTTTTCTCTTCGACCCATTCCTTACCCTTCGCCAGCACGGCGTTCCCGACAAGGTTGAGTCCCTGGGTTAGCAGCCCCGCGACAATCGGCAGCATCAGATCACCCCCTTCGATTTCATCCAAAGGTACAGGCCCACTGAACAGACCCCGACAATGTAAACAAACTTCGAAATCACGCTCTTCCCAACTTCCTGGTAAACGTGATTCGTCAGTTTCTTGACCGCCTTTTCCGCCGCCCGCTCGGCGATTTTTTCCAGCACGGAATCGTCGAGCGACGGGCAGTCCGGACGGCATGTTTGTGCCTGCGTTGGTTCACTCACTTACTTTCTCCCCTTCGTCAGGTTCAATGGAATTAGCACAATGATTCGGATCAAGCCAGTCCAAGAACCGGCAAAGGACGCAGCCCCAGCGCTTTCCTTTCAAACGCGCCTTGGCTGCTCGGCTGCTTATCGTTTCGTCCTCGTCGCCGTTGAGCAGTGCGTTGAAAAGTTGATCAATGGCAACGGCTACTCGACGGCCGTAGGACTTCATGATCAGCTCACTACGGGCCACGCAATAACCGGCAGCTCTGCTAGCAATTCATTTATATCCGGTGGCGTGCGAGTACCTGCGTTGACCTCATTCAAAATTTTGTAGCAAGTAGCCCACACCTGATCTCGCCACAGTATACAAGCTTGCCCCTCAGCCGCAAAACGTGGCACACTTGAGGTGGCATATGTGCAAGCTGACAGTATACCGTCATAATTGTGTTTCTGAGCTTCCGCATCCAGGTGTGCCTGCACAGAGGCCGTATAAGCAGAAAGTTGCGAAGCTCCTGCAGGGACCACATTACGTATCCAGGCCCCTGCCTCGAGCTTGTAGGCGCCGCCTTTCCAATCACTAGGCACAATAGATACTGTAAGCACTTCGGCTACGCTGCTATTCAGGTCGCCGATGATCAGCTTTGGAGGAGTTCCGACTTCGATAGAGGTTTCTGTAAGGTTCAAAACCTCCGCGTCATCGAAAATGTACAAAGAAACTTTCGTATCCTTAGTGATTAAAGTTTT